TCTGTTGTACTAATTCAGATTGTACCGCCACAGATATAAGACGACCAAGTTCTCTTCCTCTATCTTCATCTCCTTCAACAGCTGAACCAGATGCATCTACATTAACAACAACGTTAGTTGTTGAACCTGAAAGCTGATTATTAGGAATTATTGTGCCAGCTATATTAGGAACAAAAAGCTCAGGCCCACGTTCACCTACGATTGAGGGTCTCCCAACAGGTGGCCTTCCACCAGCAGCAAAGCCAGGCAGTTTTTTAAAAGGCCCACCAAAAATAGAACCAAGTGCAGTATTAATTCCAAGTCTTAATAAATCTCTTGCAATACCTTGTAATACACCTCTTGCAGCCTCACCAAGGCTTTTTGTTTGTAAAATTGCATTTACTAAAGCATCAGAAACACCTGTTGCTATTGAATCACCTATCTTTTTAAATTTATTTTCCATAGGTTCAAGTACCTCTATTTGCTCATTTAAAGTGTCTGTGATTTTTCGATTATTTTTTATAATCTCATTTTGAATAGTTGGTCTGCCGATAAAAGTTTCAGCAATTTCTTCTTCTTGAGTAAGTTGTTTTTTTAGTTGCCTTATTTGTTCAAAGGGATTTATTACATCAATAGCTTTTTTTAAAATAGCAAAATTTTTAATCAATTTATCAACTGTTTTAACAGCATCAATACTGAAATCTAAAACACTTTTTATTTCATCTTCAAGTTCCGTTCCTATAGTCCTTGCAAGTGTATCAATAGTATCTTCTAAAGTTGATAATTTACCATTTAAAGTTTCTGCTTGAGCAGATGCACCTTTAAAAAATGCACCACCTTCATTAGTTAGATTAATTAAAGCTTGATTTACAAGATCTGCACCAATTTTTCCTTGTCTTTGTGCTTTTTCAAAAGCTTCACCTTGTAAACCGGTGATTCTTTTTAATTCAGTTGTTATATCAACTCCTCTTTCTAATAATTGTAAATTTTCTTCTTGTTGTAATTTACCTTTTGCTCTGATCTGTCCAAATGCAGTTGCTATGCCTGTAAGATCAGCACCAGTAGCACCAGCAACATCTGACAGACGTTTTGTTGTGTCAACAAGCTCGTCTGTTTGGAATCCAAATGCTTTTAATCTTTTTGTTTGTTCTATTAACTCACTACTTGTAAAAGGTGTAACAGCACCAAAATCTTGCAAATCTTTTATTATCTTGTTTGTTTTAGTTAATGAACCTGTAAGGACCTCTAGACTTTTTCTTTGGGTTTCTAATTCAGCCGTTTTAAAGAATACAAATCTTGCCGAGCCAAGAACTGAAACAGCAGCTAGTAGCGGAGCAAATGCTTTTGTTAAAGTTGCGACACCAGTACTTGCAGTTTTAGCTGCTCTGCCTGTATTTCTTAAAGACCTATTTGATCTATCCAAACTACCTTTTAATTTATCAGTATTCTTTCCAAGTTGTTTTGTTATCTGATCGGTACGCTGTAATGGTCTAATTGCATTTTGTGCGTCAACTATTAACCTGACTGTTGATTGAGCCACAGAAACAAATAACCTTTATTATATATTATCTTAATTTTGCTTTTTGACGATTAATTTCTTGTTTTTCTCTTTCATGTTTGACCTCATAATAAGCAACCCAGTATACAAGCTCCTCTTCTGTTAATGATTTTCGTAATTCAACTAATGTTTTACCAAGTTCTGTTGCGAGAAAAAACTCAAAATTTAACCAGTTGTCTCGCCTTAGTCGTTTTTTGCTGCACCTAAATCAACATTTATTCCCATCATAAATATTTCTAAGTCATTTAAAATTGTCTCAGGTAAAAACCTTTTTAAATTTTCTGCATCACTTGAAGCAAAAGCCTTTGAGCCATCTTCATTTTCTGCAAGCTGACAAAGAAGTCTTGTAGATATAACCAAACCTTCTTCAGAACCAGCGGCAGCCTGTGCTTGTATTCTATCGTATCTCGTTAAAGGTGGAAAATATAATTCTTTCAATAATGAACCATCTGGTTTGTTCAATACATACTTTCTTCTATTACTCATCACCTCGCTGAAGGCTTCGGTAATAAGATCAATGTTTCTCTTTGCCATAAATTAGTAAACTAGTTATCCTAATCTACTATATAGCTGAAGTTATAGCACCACTTGTTATAAATGATATGTTGACCTCTTGAATTTCGCCAAGTGTTGCTCCGTATGTAGCATTATTTACTATGCCGGAAAAGCCGATCTTTTTAGCTGATTGTGCAGAGTCTGGAAACAACTCAAATAATGCGTCTGCTCCGTCACCCGTGACAAGAACATCATCAATGAAAGCTTGATAGTCTGAATTAGCAGATGGGTTGTAAAGTAAAGTTGCTGAACCTTCACCTGATATAAGACCACCCACAAAAGTTTTTGAGGTATCTCCCATCTTCGTGGTTTCTATCGTGTCTTTGCTTACAGACAAAGACCAAGATCTTAAGTCACTTACATCTGCCTCGGTACCAGCAGCATTGTGGAACATAATTTTTCCAACATCACCTTTAACAGCCATAACAAAAAAAAAGTATTTATTTTATATTAACCTTTTTTAGTTTTTTTTACATCTTTTTTCAGGCTTTGTTGTTGCTCAAAGTATTTTCTACATTCTGGGTCCCAATAATTTGCTTCTCTTCTCCCTTTAACTGCTTCAATCGCATCTAACATTTCTTCTGTTATTTCAAGTTTTGCCATAATTAAAGACTTTCATATATTTCAAATGTGATTCTTAATTGTGTTTGAAACTTACCTTCAGGACTCGATGTTAAAATTTCAGGACCTATTGGCGAATCAAATATGACATTTGAAACTGTAATTCTATTGTATAAGTCTCTTAGTCTTTTGCCAATTACAAAATTAGGTCCACTGCCGAGACCCTCTTCAGTAAATATGTTAAGAACAATTAATCCGACAACACTATTTGTAGAATTTGTTGTGCCTCCCATAGTTAAATAACTTCCTGAACCAAAACTCGTCAAACATTGAACAAATGTATCTTTGACACTGGCATCAAAAGGCATATTGTTTAAAACAACATCTATAGGTGGAGCATCATTTAATTCTGTGATAAGTCTCTCTTCTATTGTTTCACGAACTGTGTTTAAATCAATTGCAGCCATTATCCACTCCTAAATTGATCTGAAATATATTGTTCCAGTTGCTTTGCAACAAGCTCTGGATAACCTTTGATTGTATTTCGTCTAGTTCTGTAAATTCCTCCCCAGCTTTCGGGTAAGTTAGTTCCATAAGCAACAGGTTCTGCATATTCCACGTCAGAAAATACAACACCAATAAAAGGTTTTATGTCTCTTTCCCAAGATCCAATTAGTGTGCCAGTATCTTGTGGTGTGAAAAATTTAATATCAGCTTCAGCCTTGAAAGTTGCTTTTCTCACGGTGTCAATGACTTTTTGCTCAAAATGATTACCGATGTTTGACAGCCTAATTTCCCTAGCCATAGTTACCTCAAGACAAGTTCAAAACTTACTGGATTATTGTTTTGCTCATTTATAATAACCTGTATTATTTGAAATTTAACATTATTAATAATCACAAGATCTTTAGTTGTTGGTGTAAATATTAAATCTCCAGCCGATATTGTTAACCTTTTATTTTGAGACTCAATTAAATTATTTGCTTGATTTCTTGAAACATTATCTAAAACTCCTTTGATAGTTGTAGTGCTTTCATTTTTAAAAAAAGTTCCTGATTTAGAATCATAAGTTCCATTAGTGAATCTTTTGATTGTGACATCACCACCTAATTTTTTTAGTGAGGCACTAGCAGCTTTTTTTAATGAATTGGCAAGACTCATAAGAGATAAGCAATGACTTGACCACTCGCAAGAGTAATACTCGTTATAACTCCGCAGACTTCTGATGATGCTTTCATCGTGATACCATTAATTGTTGCAGAACCGTTCTCTGTGATATTTTCAGCAACAAAAGTTGCCTCGGCATCTGTTAAACAATGCACTTTACCAAACCTGCCTGTATGAGCGTTTGTATCTGTAATGATGATTGCAGCTGGATAGTCGTAGCCGTAGCCCATTTTCATGACCTCTTGATTTGTAAGTTTGCTCTTCCACCTATTCTAATACCCATTAGATAGTGGTCAACGATTGGTGGAATCCTATCAATGCCCACAGCCCCA